CTTAGCCGACTATGAAGGAGTCGGAGTAGCCGTTCTCCCAGACGATGGTCTCGACTGTGACCGTTGTGCCTCTCTTGTAGGCATTGCTGTCCCATAGCTTGCAGTATTCGCCGTCCCCGTTGCGGAGGACTAGAGCGTAATCGTCAAGTGCAGCTGGCTGACGGCAGGACATTACTGTCCATGCTGAGGCGTTGAGCTGCGGGGCGGCTTTGGTTTTTGTGGTTTTTGCCATATTTCGTTATTTTATCGTGGTTCTGGTTTTATTGAGCAACACGCTCGTGAAGCAAATCCTGTCAAGGTGGAGCATTTTCACACGAATCGGAATCCGATTCATGTAAGGGAAGTTAAGTTACTGGACAGATGTTCAGACAATGACCATGTCCATCCACGCTTCTCAAGAAAATACTACCTTGACGGGATTTGTAGAGCGTGTTGCTCAATAAAACCATGGTTCCGTTAAAATAGAAATGTGTGCAAAGTTCCAAAAACCGAAGCCGACACGTGGCTTAACGACTCAGCACCGGGCAGGAAGGTTCTGACGTTAGTCGGCTGTGCTTGCCGATTCCGCTCTAGGCATCCGTGGCGGGGGCGGCGAAGACTGTATGCTAGGGGGCGGCAGTGACTACAAGAGTTGCACGGCGCGTTACAGTCGAGACCGTCGTTTGGGGGGACGGATACTCCGACTTCTTTATGGTTGGCTAAGGTCGTCGGGTTGGGGGTTGGCAACAGCCCTTGGGTCTTTTTGGGTGGTGTGTTGGGCTCGGTTGTCTCGATAGGGTCGTCAAACAGGCAGTTTCTTCCGTTGCGTGTATTCTGCGGATGTAAGCTACTGATCACCAACGACATATCCGTCACATTGTTTGTGGTGAATGGTCGGGGGATACGTAGGTGCATGTAGCTTGTGCCAGGTGCTGGTGTACTGCTGTTGCTCCCGACCATGGTGCCCGGCACTTTGATTAAGGGGCACATGGGGGGGTTTGGGATCGGAAACAACAAGGAGTCCCTACCTGCGTATCCAATTTTCAATTTTTGAAGAATTTATAGGGTATACACCCTAGGGTTTGGGCAATTGTGGAACACTTGGTACACCTAGGGTACACTTTGTGGTACGCTTTTCGATGTTATAAGTCTGTAGCTTTATCAACGGGTTACGTAATATGGAACAGAAGGTACACTTTTCTGAGAGACATAAAGTATAAATAATATTTTCCAGAAAAAAGTGTACTTTGTGTACCAGATTCTGTAAGTCCTTAATAATCATATAATACAATTGGGTACACCCCCGTGAAAAAAGTGTACCACAGGTGTTCCAAGTGTACCACGGTGGTTTACACTTGACACGGCGTATGCAAAGATTCATATGTATGTCGTGGACGAAAACCCCGTTAAGGTTACAGATAAACGAACGTATGCTTCTGGGAACAAACCCAAGCAGGTAATCAAGCAGCAGAATGCCAAGCGAAGCAGGTGCCATCGTAAGCGCATGAAAGCAGAAGATGATATGAAAGTAGCTCAGAAGGAATTAGCTAAGGTCGAGAAGGCGTTAACAGTCAAGGAGCAATTCCTTGATATGATGAGCAAAGCTCCGACTCCAGCCCAGCAGCGTAAGGCACTGCTTGCAATGTTTGCAGAGCGTGGTATTAACCCCATCGAGGAGCTGATGAGTTTCACAGCAGACGAAGAAGTTCCCGTGAAAGAGCGGATAGCAATCTGGAAGGAGCTGGCAAGTTATACACAACCCAAGCTTAAGAGTGTAGATGTCCAGCAGAACATAACTGGAGAGATGAAGATCATGACGGTAGACTACAGTGCAGTCACCAAGACCCAACTTAATGACATTGTGAACGCAGAGGTGATTGACAACGAGGGAGACTATGATGAGTTTATAAGTGACGAAGACAAGAATGAGTAACAACCCAATCCAAGACGCACAGGCAATACTCGGAGAGCACTGTCGAAACTACGTTCTTATTGCATCTGTAGACGAAGACCCAATGGTCTACGACCTTAGATTCAACGACCCCTATGCAGCGCAATCTCTCCTGAAGAATGCGACTCGCTACCACGATATCTACGTCTCGGGCGGTGCCACCCCCATGAACGAGGATGATGAGTGGGAGTGGGAAGAGGAGGACGATGATGGGGATGGAGACATATTATCTGAAATAGAATGAGTGTTAGAATCCCCGCACAGGGGTGGGAGCCGAGACCGTATCAGCTCAGCCTACTGAAGTACATGTCTCAGAAGAAGCGATCGCTACGTGCGGTCGTTGCATGGCACCGTCGTGCAGGGAAGGATTTGACGTGTGTTAACATCACTGCGATCAAAGCTCTACAGCGTGTAGGGACGTACTGGTATGTTCTACCGTACGCTAACCAAGCCAGACGTATTGTCTGGAATGGTATGACAGGTGAGGGTAAGAAGTTCATTGACTACTTCCCCAGAGAGATAGTTGAGAAGAAGAGCGAGCAGGAAACGCGCATTCATCTTAAGAACGGTAGCGTTATTCAACTAATGGGCTCTGACGACCCCGACAAGATGGTTGGCGCGAACCCCGTTGGCGTGGTCTTCTCAGAGTATAGCATCTCCGACCCATCAGCGTGGCAGTTAATCAACCCCATCCTAGCAGAGAACGGCGGGTGGGCTCTGTTTAACGGAACGCCCCGTGGTGAGAATCATTTCTACAAGTTACTACTACGAGCCCAGTCGGAGGGCAGCTGGTTTAGCAGCCACCTGTCGGTCAAGGACACGAAGGCGATAGCCGCCGATGAGATCCGCAAGGCTCGCAACGAACTGAACAACGAAGCGAGGTTTCAGTCGGAGTACATGTGTTCGTTCAAGACTCCAGTTGAAGGTGCGTACTACGGAGCCCAGATCAACAAGGCGTATAAAGATAAGCGCGTGGTGGAGACGATTGCGGTAGATCCACTACTCCCAGTGCACACAGCGTGGGACTTGGGTATGGATGACGCTACAACCATTTGGTTTCTCCAGCTGTTCAAGAGCGAGGTTCGCATAGTGAACTACTACGAGAACAGCGGAGAAGGTTTGCCACACTACGCAAGGCACTTACATACGTGGGCAAGCCAGAAGGATGTGACTTATGGTAAGCACTACGCCCCGCACGACATTAAGGTGCGAGAGCTAGGGACTGGTAAGTCACGGCTTGAGACAGCCAGAGGTCTGGGGCTCAAGTTTACGACAGTCAAGAAGCTGTCGATTATAGATGGTATCGAAGCCGTACGTAATCTTCTGAACCGATGCTGGTTCTCTAAGCATGATTGCTACGCGGGCATAGAGGCATTAAAGGGATACCATAAAGAGTTTGATAGCTCACGCGGCGTATTCCGCAAGACACCCGTTCACGACAAGAACTCCCACGGAGCTGACGCCTTCCGTACATTAGCGGTTGGGCTCAAGCAGCCCAGCTTCGGCAAACGCAAGAACACGAATGAGTACCAAGTCAAAAGCCTCAGTTGGTGAGTATCACAGGCTATCCATGTACCAAGAAGCCTGCGTCCTGTATAATACACAGGGTCAGGACTTCGGAGCACTACTCCATGAGATAGTAGACTCGCCTAACGGTGAACAGAAATATTTTTTCGGGGGTCCCGACTATCTTTTGCTCGGCTTGGTGAAGGAGGATGAGGTGGGCTCGTATTGGCATGTGTGCTATGCTGCTCACAGGAATCCAAGGTACACTATATCTAAGTTCTTAGAACTTGCTCCTTTTCCGCTTGACAGGATAGAATTTTGTAGATATCACAAGATGAACACCGACTCTCCATTTAAATTTTATAAGTGGGAAACTTTTAAACGTATATCTAAATATGGGCAGCTCACCTAAACCAGCACCTCCTCCTCCCCCACCACCAGCACCGCCTCCCCCACCAGCACCCGTGGCACGTCAGCCGATTGCAAAACCAATTCGCCCGACTCGGAAGATAACGACTGGTACGTTGTTTGGTATGGGTAGTGTCTTACCTAGACAAAACAAGAAACAGGATAAAAAGACGCAAGGTCGATCACCTCTAGGTGGCGGCAGTGGCTTGTATGGTTAAAGTATTACGTCAGCGTTACGAGGAACTAAAGCTACTGAGGTCTCACCTCGATGGCATGTTTCTTGACGCGCAAAAGTATGTCCGTCCAAACTCCAACAAGTTTGACCACGGACATACCCCCTTTCAAGATGATGGCTCTCGTGAAATTTATGACGACACCGCAGTGTGGTGTAATCAGATGTTTGCGAACGGGCTTAGCTCTAATCTAATACCCAAGTCAGATCGCTGGTTCTATTTAAAACTAGCAGATAAGCCAAGCGGACAGCTTAGTGGAGCTGAGTTGGCGTACCTTCAGCAAGTTGCTGATCGTATCCTCCATGAGTTCAGCCTCCCTAAGTCTCAGTTCTACAGCACAAGTCACGAGTGCTTCCTAGACATCGGAGCTTACGGCACTTCCCCAGTTCAGATTACTGCTGATGACGGAGTTGTTAACTTTCGCGCTCGCCCACTAGCTGATGTGTTCTTTGACACAGACCAGTATGGTAACGTAGACACAGTGCACTATCGTTGTTACAAGACAGCGCGTCAGATATTGCAAGCTTTTCCAAAAGTTGCGGACATGGACGGATTCAATAAAGAGCTGTCTGTCCACAACAAGATTGAACTTGTATACACCATTGAGCCCAACAACGATCCAGCCGCTAAGAAGGGTGGACGCGTTGGCAAGGGTCGCCCGTATAAAGTTACTCACTGGAGTCCCTCGCTAAAAGATGTAATTGATGAGAGCGGATCTAGCTACTTTACTTTCTTATTACCCCGTTGGTCTAAACTAGCCGACGAAGTATACGGACGTGGACCAGCATTCTCATGCTTGTCCCAGATTCGTGCGCTCAACAAGATGGTCAAGGAAGCCTTGATCTCTGCTGAGTATTTAAATTTCCCAACCCTTACCGCAGAAGAAGACAGTATCATGCTTCCAATGAAGTACGGGTCACGTCAGATCATGTTCCACGAAGCTGGCTCTGAGAAACCTTCGCCAATCTTGGCAGGCAATCAGCCCCAGTACGTAATGGAGATGATTCGGATGTACCGCGACAGCATTAACCGCTCGTTCTTCGTTGACCAGATTATTCGTCAGGAGAAGAAAGAGCGTCAGAGTGTTACTGAGATTCAGGACGTACGTGGTCAGATGTTGAATCAGCTCGCGCCGCTACTTAACCGCATGGAGACCGAATACTTAGGTCCAGCCATTGAGGCAACGTTTGAATTACTTGAACGTCAGGGTCAGTTACCCGAAAGACCAGAGTCTTTGAATGGATCAACACTAGAGATTTCATATTCCAGCCCAGCTTCCCAAGCGCAGTATGCAACACGTTTATCAGATATTAGTTCATTTATGCGAGATATTGCTCCACTTGCTCAGGTTAAACCTGAGATTATGGGTGCTATTAACGAGCAGACACTTCTCGCGAGCTACGCTAAGTATCGCAACCTTGACCCAGCAGTGGTCAAGTCGGCTGAAGAAGTCCAAGGTCAACTTGACCAAGCTAACGAACAGAAACAACAAATGATGCAAGTCCAAGCTGCTCCTCAAATTGGGGGTGCGATGAAAGACATCGCGCAGGCTAAACAGATTGACCCCGAAGGTGTGGGTCAGCTGTTGAACATATAATATGAGAGAACTAGACTCCGTAGGGAGGTTGCGTGAGAAATCGCAACTTCGCAACGATCTTATTAATATACTAGAGACTCCTGCAGGTGACAGGTTTTTCAAGGTACTTTTACGTGAATGCCACGTCACTAAACCAGTCTTCCACTCGGACGAGGCTAAGCTTCGTGAGTGTGAGGGGCGCAGACGTTTAGCTATGAGTTTCCTAACGCTGATTGGTCAAGACGACCCGCAGCAATTAATCAACAAACTAGAGTTAGAGAAAAAACAAAATGTCTGAAGAAGAAACAATTGAAGCAACCGAAGCAACCGAAGCACCTGTAGGTGGTTTGGGTGGCGGTGTTGAAGAACCAGCCACTGACCAACCTGTAGAGGATAACACGTATCAGCAATTCTACGACTCGCTACCAGAGGAGTTGAAGGGTAATGATACTATTAAAAACACTAAAGATTTAACATCTTTAGCGAATCAACTAGTCAACGCACAAAGTGCATTAGGAACTAAACGACTTCAAGCACCACAGGAAGACTGGGGTGATGAGGAATGGGGCGGTTTCTTTGACCAGCTTCGCCCAGAAGGTGATGAATACTCAATCCCTGAACTAAGCTCAGAAGATGCTAAAGGGTACGAATTAGCAGATGATCAAACTCAAGAGCTTGTTGATTTTGCCGCAGAGATGGGGCTGTCACAAAAACAGTTTGATATTCTCTACGAGCGCTACACGTCTATGACTGAGCAAGGTCAAACTCAGCAAACCGAAGAGTTTAAGAATCAAGTTCAAGAATTACGCCAGCAAGTACAGCTAGATTGGGGTGATAATTACAACACCAACCTAGCACTAGCCAACCAAGCATACGAGGCAATGTCTACTGAGATTCCAGAGATTAAGGAGTTGATTGAGTCTACGCCAGTTGTAGCCAACCACCCAGCCGTGCTAAAGCTATTTCACCGTTTAGCTGAAGTGTCTGGTGATACATTGCCAATGGCTCAAAACAATCCAGCTAGCGGATTTGCCAACGAAAACACTCACGGCATTAAGGCTCAGATCTCTGAGATTGACGAAGGCAATGCCTCGTTAATCATGGCAGACCCATCAGGGCTTAACATGCGAGATCGCGCTAAACGTCAGGAGTTACTCGATAAAAGAGCTAATTTATATAACAAGTTGTATCCAACTGTGTAATTCAGCTTGACAACCGTTATAAACAAGGCTATCCCAATACTGTTGGGGTAGCCTTTTTTAGGTCCGAATACAGCTTTGGAAAGCCGTTGGTTTCGTAAAACTAGAAGAGTCCGAAAGGATAGCTCGTCGAAAAATAAACTTCTAACTTAACCTTAATCCCTATTTATTATGGCATATTCTGATCCATCCTATATGACTTCTGACGGAGCTGGTGCTCTCGCTGGAGGTCTTACTATTACAGATGCTTACGTCCAAGCTTACAAAGCTGGTTTCGAACAAGCATTTCAACAAAGCGAGTCTAAACTACAGCCTTTCTTTGAACAAGAAACACAAAACGAAGAGTTTCAATACTTTGATCGTGTCGGTGTAGCCGAAGCGATGACTGAAGATGCTACTCGTTATGGTGACAATCCTAACAGCGAGATCGCTCACGATCGTCGCCGCATCGGTATCAAAGACTACGAGCTTGGCAAGTATGTTGATGAGAAAGACCTAAAGCGCGTACTTACAGACCCAATGAATGCTTACACACAAGCACTCCTTGCTTCTGGTAAGCGTAAGCTTGATGACATCATCATCGACAAGTTCTTCGGCGAAGCCTACGTTGGCAAAGCTGGTGGGACTACTCGTACCTTCGTAGCTGGTCAAGCCCTTGAAAATCAAGCTAAGGTCGTCGTGGGTGCTAAGTCTGCTGGGGATATTACCACTGCAGGTGACTTCGAATTAGCTACTGGAGAAACTGAAGGTTTCTCTGTCGGTGCTAATTACGGTGCTGCAGGCTCTGGTCTTACTCTTGCTAAACTTCGCGCAGCTCGCCGCACTATGCTTAAGCTGCACGCTATTGATCAAGACGAGATTGTTAATTGCTTTGTTTCTGCAAAGCAGCTTGATGACCTACTCGGTATCACTGAGGTTGTTAGCTCTGACTTCGCAGTCCGCAAGTCACTCGCTGAAGGTAGTGTAACTACATTCATGGGCTTCCGCTTCATCCACACCGAGCGTCTTCCACTATCTAATGGTACTGATGGTGATGAGCGTCGTTGCATCATCTCTACATCGAAGGCTCTTAAGCTCTCGATCGGCACAGCTCTTAAAGGAGATGTGTGGCGTGTTCCCGCTAAGAAGAACATCCCTTACGTATACTTCAAGCTTTGTGCTGAAGCATCTCGTATGTGGGGTGAAGTTTCTGGCGAAATCCGCTGTAACGAAGCCTAATTACATTCGTAGTCTCCCCCGTATATTCGGGGGAGACTACTTCTTTTTATGTCTACAGAAGCGACTAAGCTTAAGATAATGAACTCTGCCCTACGTATGGTGGGCAGTTACCACATTGACGCTAGTGACACAACTAGCACTACATACGAAATTGCCAACAGAGCTTATGAACAAGCTGTTACGGAATTGTTTGGCGATAATATATTTAACTATAACACCAAGCGTGCTACGCTGACAGGTGTATCTGGAAGTACTGAGTTTAAAAAGTTTAGCCACTCGTACACACTCCCAGCTGATTTAAACATCTTACTCATCGTTGAAGATGCGGATGACTACCTCTGCAGTGACTACAGGTATGCAAATGGTCTTCTCTACACAGATAAGACATCACTAAAGGTGACCTACACATATGTTCCAGATCTATCGTCTGCAACCGCGTTGCCTGAGTTTTTAACTCGTGTGCTTACACTCCACATGGCGCAGAACATGGCAATTGAGTTATCAGGTTCTGAAAACCGCCACGAGATATTATATGTACAGTATCAAAAGGCTCTGAAAAGAGCACGAGTATTGGAAGGTCGTCAAGGACCAGCTCAAACATATATTAACGAAGAGAACTCACAGTTCTTAGCTGGGCATCAGAACTATGGCGCGGTATAGTAAGGTACAATCCGATTTTTCAGGTGGTCTAATTAGTGACTACATCCTCGGACGTTTAGATATTAAACGTGTAGCTAACTCGGCACGCGTATTTAAGAATTTCTTCCCAAGCCTGCAGGGACCTGCTGTTTTCAGGTCTGGCTTTAAGCATGTAACATCTAACAGCACAATTGCAACAATTAATAACTCCACTGTTGCGGGACAGGCTAACTCTAATCGCACAGCAGGCACATATAATGCAGCTAGCAGCACGTCGTCTGGTTTCGGTGTAGGGGCTACGTTTAACGTCGTTGTTGACGCATCAACTGGCAACGTAAGCACGCTTACTTTAGTCAGCGGCGGTCAGGGCTATGCTGTTAATGACACTATCACCATTGCTGATACGCAACTAGGACAGGCTGGTACAGCTGCTCCCGACTTAACATTTACAGTTGCTACTGTGACCTCAGAATCTACCTCAGCCTATAAGAGTGTGGATGTTACTTTAGCGACCAACGTGCCGTACCGAGCGGTATTTGAACCATCTAAGATTAAAGTGTATGATGCAAACGGCGTTTTAAAAGACACCGTGACTGCACCTTACTCAGATGCAGTTCTACCAGATTTGCGGTTTAGTTCTGAGACTGATGCGTTGTATATTACCCACGGTCTGTACAAACCAGCTAAACTTACCGCTGACTTAATCACTATTGCTAATATTCTGACAGCCACAGACGGAGCTGATCAAGATATTCTTGTAACGTCCGATGGCTTCCAACTATCATCAGGCTTAGAAATTCAAGGCGATGACTCGTGGACACTGTCTGACTTAGAGTTTGACTTTGAACCAATCCTAAGCCCCGAGCCTGACACTAAGTTCTTTAAGATCTCAAGTAACAAACGCATTGTTAAGCTTGAGAGTACACAGGCAGATTTTGCAGCTATCCGCGCTGCTGGCGATGGCACTTGGGAAACCTACTATGTCGAGTACGAAGCCGAAGGCGAAAAGTTCTTAGGCAAAGTTATAGACGCTGCACTTGGAGGAAACTATACTGAAGTAACAGACCCATCAGCCGATGGTAAAACTGTGTACGTAGAGCCTGTTGAGTCCATTGTGGACATTCAGGACGATGCAGCCCAGCTCTACTTACTTGATTCTAATGAAGTGGACGAAGCTAATACTACAGGGACGCCACTCACTGGGGCTGAGCTGGACAAAGCACTTGATTTAGAGGGAGTTTCGAGAGATGAAATTCACTTACGTTGCGACACTGTAGTATTTAACAAAGGCTACAAGGGCTCCTTTATTCGCGTAGGCGATGATCGCCGCAACAACAACGTAGTTGTTGGTCGGAGTAGAACCACAACACGTTGGGTAAAGATCAAGGATCACCGAGGAATTGAAGACCACCCTGTTGATTTCTATAGGGGGGCTTATCTTTCCGAGGACTACACAGCTGGGGCGGTATATAAAGCTTACGGCAAATTACTTAGCACGCCTTTATACATGAAGGGTCCAAATACAAGTGGGGCGGTTACTAATACTAACGCAGTTCTGTTGGACGACGGCAATCGAACTTTTAGCCATATTACATATTTGGGTACACATGCCACTACAGATGCTGAGTACGGTGGAAGTGCTACTAAAGATTTATTTGGCAACTTGTCTACCGCAAAACAGTTTGATGTTGTGGAGTGCGAGACCACTCCACACATTGAAAGCGGGGATAAACTTGTTACACCAGCGGGTAGCCTCGCTATTACGGAGGTGGCAAATGATGTTTTACTAAATGCTAAGACAGCCGAGTTTACCGCTGATGACATAGGTCGCCACTGCCGAGGCAGACTTCCATCGGGGCTTGTATTTTTAAAAATCACTGCACTTAACTCAGCAACACAAGTCAGGGCTGAGCTATTATCCCCAGTTCCAAGAGACTCTAGAACTTTGGGTTACGAGAACGATGGTGAGTTTGAAGAGTTTAACAAGGGTGCTTGGTATGTTGGAAATTATCCACGAACTGTTTCTAAATTTGAGCAACGTCGTATATTTGGAGGTACATTTAAAAATTCTAACAACTTATTCTTCAGCCAAGCTGGCGTGGAGGAAAGCTATAAGACCGCTGAAAACGATGGTCAAGTGTTAGACACCAGCGGCATTACTTATGAACTAGATAACTCAACTGCGGGAATCCGTTGGTTGGTGGCTTCGCGTGATCTTGTTGTTGGGACAACAGGTGGTCTCTACCGTATTGTTCCCAACCAGTACCAATTTGGTATCAGTCCAAAAACTATTCGTATCGAGTTAACGGAAGAAGAGCCCTGCAACGATCAAGGCGAGTCTGTAGGATCATCTATATTTTACCCCGACCAGTCTGGTACTAGGCTAATGGAATACAAGTATGATGCTAACCTAACAAACTCATCATCTAACGATGTATCTAAGCTAGTCTATCCCACATTCATTAACGATTCAATTAAGCAGATTGCATATCAGCACACACCGCAACCTCGGATGTGGGCAAGAACAAATAGTAATAAACTATTCTGCTTATCTTACCACAGGCAGGAGGAGTTTTACGCTTGGTCTGAGCACACCATTGCTGGGTCAGATAAAATTTACGATATTTCCGTGCTACACAGAGGAGCTCAGGGAGAACTTGATCAGCTCTGGGCAGTGGTTAAACGCGGGGGATTGGTTCACACTGAAGCACTCACACAGACAGACCAAATAGAGACAACCGTGTACCCGTTTCTCGATAGCCACATTACACTGACTAAACCAGATGGCTCAGATATTAGTGTCACCGTAAGTTCACGCTTTGCAAATGGCGATACTGTATCAGTTATACAGGACGGTCAGTATATTGGAGACCAAGTTGTGGCTGGTGGTGTCATTGCAATTTCTAACCGATCAACTACACAGAATTTAGTTGTAGGAAATAAGTACGAAGGTGAGCTTAAGATGATGTTCCCAACTTGGGACGGAAGAAACAAGCCAGCTTACGGATCTGACAATGCACGAATTATTTCACTTAAACCTTTCTTAATTAACTCGTGGAGTTACTCGCTTGGCGTTAAAGATTCACTAACCACTAACCAAGTGTCTACGACATACGGATCTGCTGGATTTACTGGCTTTGACCAAGAACGTCCAGTATCTGGATCTACGTTTGGTGCGGAGAACGTACCAACTATTAAACATAGCGAACCTTACCCATTGACAATTGCATCAATTGTCACTAAAACAGACTTAAACTAATGGCTACCGCACTCGCACTAGTAGGTACAGCAATCTCCGTAAAGGGGCAACTCGACGAAGCAAAAGCCGCTGAGTACGCTGCACAAGCAGCTGAGCAACAAGCGGAATATAATGCTCAAGTTGCCGTCAACAACATGGTCGGCAAGCAGAACGACCTTGCGTTCCAACAGTCAGCAGCAGCCTTAGAAAACAAGGTTGGAATGCAGCAAGCGCAGGTTAAACGTAAAGTTTTGCGTCAGAAACTTACAGGGGAGCTGGGCACAGTTCGCGCCCGACCTACCTTTGGCGGTTCGTATACCGATGTATTTAAGGCAGCTCAAGCTCAAGCTGACACGCAGCTTGCTGAGTTTGACTTTGAATCATCTCAAAAAACTTACGAAAGATTTAAACAATACCAAGACTTTGGTAGACAGATGGGTCTTGCATACTCACTGGGCATGGCAGATCAAGACTTAACTCTGGCATCGGGAGCAAATAAAGCATACCAGTTTAGACTTCAAGCAAGTCAAGCAAAAACTGGAGCACTTGCTACAGGCTTTGCAGGTCTTGGGAGCGCTGCAGAAAGTTCAGATAACTTTGGTATGGGACCAATAGGATAAATTATGGCTATACAACTTCCAGGAACTCCTCAACAGCAAAAAGCACCATTTAGTGCTTTTGACACATCGTCTAATTTTAAAAGCGGACTCGTTAACGTAGGTCAGGCGATTCGTCAGGTCGGTGCTGGGCAACGGCGCATAAAGCAGCGTCAAAAGCTGGAAGCGGAAGAAGCGGAACGTGATGCAAAAGCAGTCCAAGCTGAAATAGATAAGAAAGAGAAAAACAACCAGAAGCTTCTAGCTATGGAGATTGAGGCTGCCCATTCTGAGCAGCTAGGCAGACTCCAGACTGATTTAGCCTTAGCTAATAAGATTGGTGACAGAGATAGAGCAAAAGACCTCAGAGCAAAAGTAGATGCTTTAGATACAAATAGCCCAAGCTTTGATTTAAATAGTTTTACAAATAGCAACACACCGCTAACTGACCCAGACTTGGTTAGAGAAGCAACTGTGACTATTCGCAAATCGTGGTTAACCTCAACTACCAAATCTAGGATAGATCAAATAAACTCAGAAAATTATGAGAAAGCCGACGCATTTCTAAAGCAGGCTTCTGTAGGCACTGTAGACCTCATAAACGGTAATTCAAGCGGTGTAGATAACGAAACCTTAGTTAATACGGTTAACGAACTCATAGAAAATCCACTGCATAGTGTAATCCGTGAATCCACTGGTCTTGGCACACCGAGGGCTGCGTTCGATACGGCGTATAAGCAACTAGCAGTTGAGCTTATGCTAAACCAGTATGATCACGATGACCTTCTTACCGTTGACGAGCTTAACTCAAGAAAAGCGATCACAGATCAGATTATTACTGATAAAAAATTTAGTGATGCTAACATTGTTTTCACAGTTGATGATGAAAAAGCTATAGATATTGCTTACCGCAAAAAACTTGACCAAGTTTCCGATGTAAACTATCAAAGAAAGCAAGCACAGGTAGCCTCAGCTACTGTTTCAGGTTCTTTGTCACTTTTGTTAAATGCAGATGTAATTACACCATCAGCGATGTACAACGCCGTAAAGCCGTTGGAAGCCGTTGATGAAAGTGCCCTTACTAAGTCTCAACTTGTAAAACACCAATCGCAAGTAGTGCTCTCTGAGATGTTTATAGAAGGCGATGAGCCCTTAGCTTATGTTATTCTGCAGAGCATGGCTAGGAAGCCTACAGCTAACAAAACTTCATTAGCTACGCAGCTAGAAGAAATGTATGGTGATAATTTTGTTAAAATTGGATTAGCCCCTACCGAGCAAAGTATGCTATCCGATTGGCTTAATAAAAATTTATCTCGGCTTAGGGATATAGGAGATAACCCTCAAAATCTTGCGTTGCTGTCACCGTATCATGCTATGTTAATAGAGTCTGCTAAGACAGACCCCTCCGCACGCTTGGCAGCTAAAAAGGAATACGAGAAATTTGTAAGCGAAAGCCCCGACTTGAAAGGGGTTGCGCCACCTAAGTTTTATTTAAACGTGAGTCAGTTTCCAACTAGCAAAATGGGCAATGAGACTACTTTCTTAAACGCAGTCCAGACAAATGTTAAGACTAACGGTGCAGAGAGCACTTTAAGTCACGCTTCTCATCGACTAAATCAGGGAGACATTGGAGGTTTAGAGCTTCTTCGCTTTGAATCAGAGAAAATTTCTTCTGAGACTTTAATTAAAACTGGTAACCAACAAAAGGCTGACGAGGCTGTAGCACTTTTAATAGGAAATTACAAATCTGGGCTAGAGCCTGATAGAGATGTAGATAACCTTGTTGATACTATAATCCAACAAGATAATAGATTCAGCAGAGACCAAGCTGGAAGGGTTATTCCGCTACTTACCCTATCTACCTTGTATGACGACACGCTAGATGTGAGCCGTAAAGAGTTTTACAACATACAACTAAGGGGTATAATTAAGCTAAACAAGGGCGCACTTCTTGAGGACAAACTTGTAGACGACCCAGAAGCTCAGCATGAGTTTATTCGAGAACTTGTTGTTGCTAATGCAAACGTTTACCCACTTGTATCTGCTACAGAGACTGGAAGCTTGATAGAGCTGCCAGCTGCACTTAACAAGTACGTAAACTTAGACAAAGATAATACTGGCTTCTTCGGAAGAATCCTCTACCCGTATGGAAAAATTCTTAGCGACACAGAGAGTCTTAGTAATGTGTCAGCTATTTATACGGGGGCTGTAATTGCAGATATGGTACATCAGTTTGCATCTTTAGACATTGATGAACAGCTTCGTAATAGAATAAAAGAGCTTGGAGGTCCAGACATTAGTGTCACTGCAAATTATGTAATGCCTGGTGGGCGCATTGGTTTTGCATTACCAGCCAATGGCTCGTTGTCGAGTAGAAGCCAACGCAGAGCCTTTATAAACGGTGTGCTTAACATTAAAATTAAGGGTAAGCCTTTGGCTAGAATAGTAACCACATCAGAACGTAATCCTTTCACTGGCAATATGCAAGAAGTTGCAAAATTAATGGTATTAAACGAGGGCGGTAAGTACGAAGCACTTGCAAAAAGTGAAGACGACCGAACACCAATTTCTGTGCCCACCTCAAGAGCTATTGCTATTGTAGACGAGGTTATGCCCACTATAACTGATGTTAGTTGGACTAAAGACCCAATTGGAACAATGCAACAGTTTACAGGTTTGAATACAACGTACTGGACACAGTTGATTGGTATGGAGGAAGGTGGAATGCACACCCGAGCATTTAAAAAGTATGACGAGAAGTACGCCAACGATGCGTCTTTGGACCTAAACCAAATTGACTCTGTAACTGAAGCTGACGAAAGAGGGAAACTCTATGACAGCCTCAATATGGACGGTCAGCAAGGAGGTGCAGCTGAGAAAGATTTCCAGCTAGAGAATCAGCCCTTTTATCGCTAATGGAAAGTTTACAACCAAGTACATACAGATATGAACGCCCGCTAGAGACGCTGCAAGAACGCCAGCAATCTGCTGGGTATAGTGCCACAGATTACGGCAGACTGGCTAGCATTGGGTTCAATGCACAAGCTGCTTGGGATCGTAATATAACTATGACGCTGGCTAGATCTATAAAGACGATGAGGCTAAGTGACAATGAGCAACCCCGTGTTACTCAAGAAGAGTTCGCTAACTCGTACGCACCGATGCTAGGACTTGAGTACAAAGCAAATGAAAATAGAGCTCAGCTAGATTACCGCATGTTGCAAGGAGCACGATTTGCTCGGCAACGCGAAATGATTGACGGCGAAGAGCGTGCAATAACAAGCTTTGCTACTGCGTTTGGGGTGGGTCTATTGGACCCAGTTAATTTAATTCCATTTGCACTACCAGCTAAAGTTGCAAGGGCTACTATAATGATGCACAAAGCGGCGGGCAATCGTGCAGCTGCAGCTTTCCATCAGGGAAAGTTAACTTTTAAAAACTTTGCAGCTGTTAACGCAGGCATTGAAATACCGTACGTACAGGCAACAAAGTATATAGGGGTTGAAGATTATAACCAAGACCATTTAAAGATGTCCACAGGCATGATGGCTGCGTTAGGTCTTACAGTGGCAACTGGTCATGGTTACTTTGCAAGTCGTGGTGCTCTTAAAGTTAGGAACGCACGTCGTGAGCTAAACATATACAATCAGCTCATGGAGGCTGACGACTTCTCAACTCCTTTGCAAATGGCTATTGATGACAATCCAAGCATTAAATCAGCAGTGATGGATAACCCACGTCTTAGAGATTTCCTGACAGGAAAAGACAAAGATGGGGCAGAGCTAACAGTTGATGATTTACGTTTAGCACTTGGAGCTTTAGATGCTTACGCAAACAACAGAAAGCTTACTGCAATGCAACAAGACATTGCGAACAGACTACTGCGTGACCCAAATTATCAGAATAAGCCTATACTTGAAAGCCGTAAAGCTATGACTGATAAAATGAGTCGAATCGTTGAAGCAGTTCTAAGCGGCAGGCAGACTAAAGTTCTTACTCCTGACGATTTAAAGTTATTAAAAAGATACGACATTGAGCTAACGCCCGAAGGGAGTGTTGTTGAGACTTCTATGTCTAGGACTAAAGCGTCCAATCGACCATCGTCGGACCACGTTGAATCTTATGCATTGTATGAGCAGAGTTTAGACTTACAGAGTTTAGAGATGCGGCTGTCAGAAGCAATGTATGACGAAAAAGGTAGTCGTATACCGCTGACTCCAGAAGTAGAGGCAAACATAGCGAAGCTAGAAGGCGAACTTAAAACTAAGCTTACTGAATTTTACAACCAACACGGTGCTTATTTTAATAGGGCACAAGAGCAAGCCCTTAATTTGGTTAACAAGTCTTTTAATTTAAAAGCTAAGGGCAAGAAGTTTGAAATAGACAAACAAGTCTTAACATCGCTACAATCCATCAGACGGGGATTCTTCGTCAGAGGGGCTGTTATGAAAGACCAGCCACGAATCCGAATAGAGCTGCCTCACAGAATGATGGCTAGAACTCAGCTAACCGCAGTCAAGTTTGATAGAAACTTTTTTGCTAACACTAACGTTAGAAACGAGTTTATTTCAGCAATTTACAATAGCGAATCTGACGGTAGGGTTGCAATGTCTCCAGAAAAAGTGGGTGAGATGCATTCCAGCAAAAGTATAGACAATGCGTTCTTTTCGTCTGTGTTTACAACATTAATGCACGAATCTGTTCATGTGCTTCAAAATGTTTCGCCCAATACAATAGCTAAACTTGTAAGTTACGCAAATAAACCTGAAGTTAAAGCCGCGTTAAATCAAAAACTAATATCAGAGGGATACCCCACTGGTACTTGGAAAGCTATGAAAGTATTAGCAACAGAGCGACCAGCTCACTTATTGGAGTGGGCTATGACTCAAGAAGCCTACTGGAAGGTGTTAGAGAAAGAGGATAAGTCTCTTTACAGGCAGTTTTTAAACTTTGTGCAAGACCTTACAAATATTTTTTTAAGAAATTTTGGCAAATCTCAAGTTAATTTTGGAGAAATAAAGCCAGGCTACGGTCCAAAGAGAATTGCCAGAGATGTGGCTAAGATAATGTCTGAAATCCGCAAAGATTCCTCACTGGGCGGTATGTTAAAAAAAGCTTATGATGAAACACCAACACCGACTAAATTGGACACAGGTAAAATTGACGTGCAAAAACCACTTATTGACCTTGAAAACCCCAAAATAGCAGGAGCTCTTTCAAAAACGTACGAAAACAGCAACTTCATTAATCGTGCCAAGGAGATGGATAAGTACTCTGCTGATCCTAAGAAGTATTTTGAAGATACAATTTCTCGTATTGCGCAGGACGACACGTTGTTACCTAAGATTCTTGAAATAGCTAAG